CGAACTACTCTCCGATTAACCTTTTTGCGTGGTGTGCGTTTTCGTGTGTTCGCCATAGCAGAAATTATCGCTTACTAATTAACACGAACAGATCATCAACACGCGCTTCAAGTCTAGTAATTTGATCCTTGATCGAACTTCCAGAATTTGGCTTCAATTCTTGTAAATAAGATTTAATAACCCAGCGTAGACCCAGTAATAAACTTGTAGATACGGCGCATACGCCAACGGCTATGCCAACCCATTCGTTTGCGGTCATGACGCATTAATTCCATAATCCGCTTCGCTCCCTGATTTTGGATCTAACGCTTTTGCAATAGGCGCAACAATTGCACCAAGCATAGTTGCATAGGCTGGATGTATGTCAGCCACTATTGCTAGGGCAACTGTAATTCCACTAGCTGCAACAGCTCTCAAGTATGACTTAATTGCTGCTTTGTGTTTCTTTGATAGTTTCATTTAGTTACCTTTCAATAGTGGGATGTCAAACTCTGCTTTGTTATTGTCTTGATCTTTTTTGAAACTGATATGTATATGGTGATCGTGTGGTGAATAGCCCTTATATTTACGCCAGCGCCAATTAAGCACCGGACTTGCAATTTTGCCTAAATGGATTACATAACTGATACGGCCTTGAGATTTCCCATATAATCTAATTTGATCTGCCAAGTATGCTGAAAGCCTTTTGTCGTCAGATAACCGAGCAGAAATGTCAAGCCCTCTAACGCATCCTGTTTTTGGGTCAGGGTTGTGGTCTGACTTAGTGGCTCGTTGCATATGTGCCACAGAAGCCAGCCATCCATCACTTTTACGATCCCTGTCTGGATAACACTCATTGACTTGATCTCTGAATGTTTCAGCAGCTTTAGATAAATATGGCTTCATTAGCCAAGTAGCAATTTTGCTTCATCAGCAGTAATGCCAAGTCTGTCAAGTAATGCTTGCTTTTCGGCAGCCTTTGCTTCGGCTTCAGCTTGTTTCATTGCTTGACGAGCTTGATCCTCTTTCAACATTTCAAATTCATCATCATTCATTTCACGATCCACAATTTCATTTGTTTCTAAATCATGAATTCTTATCATTGGTCTTGTTGTTTTTGCCATATTATTTCACTCCGTAAATTCTAACTTCGCCACCAGCAAAAGTTGATGTTCCATTTGAAGTTGTAAATTGAATTGATGAAATAGCAGTTGCGCTTGTAAATAATCCAACATCAAAACCAAATGATAAATATGAAGCATTGTTGCCCCAACTAATAAATGGTTTTGCATAAGTAGTGTTTGCATAATCTTGAATTTCCAAAAATGTTGTGTTATTTGCAGGACTGCTTGAATTGACCATTGCCATTTGGTCGCCAATATCAGTAATAGCAGCCCAAGCGGTTGTACCACTATTGGTTGAACGACCTTTTGTTGAACTAGTTGAATTTGGTTTAATGTCAAAAAATGGTGTTCCTGATGTTAAATAAGCGTTATTTATAATAATTCTTAATTTTTGGTAAGTTTGATTAATACTAGAAACAACTGTTGAAGTTCCAGATAAACTTGTTGTGCTTAGTAAAGTCATGCTACCAGTAGAAAGTGTTGTATATGCCAATCCTGTTGCTGTCGTGCTATCTGCTGTTAAGACTTGTCCGTTAGTGCCTACTGCTAATCTTGCAACTGTGTCAGCTGCTGTCGCTGCAATAATGTCGCCTTTAGCATCAACAATAGTTTTAGCAATTGCGTTTCCAGCATTTGTGAATACTGTGCTGTCAATTGCAGTTCCAAGTGATCTAATTGCTGCTGCGCCATCTTTGACCAGCGCGGTATCATCTGGAGTAGTCCAGCTATAATTGGTAGTGGTTGCCATTTTATCCTATCCTCATGCGACTATTGTAGCGTATTCCCAAGTCAAACTTGGGTCTATTGTGTTCCAAGCCTCTGTAATTGGCGTGGTATTCCAACGCATCGCCACTTGGCTAAATGCAGTTGGTGAAACATTGATTGTTAAAAACAGCTCATTAAATCGTGTGCTCCATGACCAGCCCTCAACATATCCTTGAAATGTGCCACCTGATATTTGGCTTGGTAGATTTCTAATATCAACCGGCATTCCCATGAACACGCCTAATAGATCATCACGATCAGCATTGTCAATTTCTGAGTTAGTTATTGGGAATGTTATAGATTGGAATGCTGGCTGTGGGTAGGCTCTTTGGTCGATATACCGATCAGCAATAGCCTGAGCATCTACTGCACCCTGAACCCTAGAATTAATGCTTTCAGCTTTATAGCCATACAGGGCAATTGAAGCGGCATCACTAGCTGTAACCTGTGAATTAAAGTTGTTGCCGTAATTAATATAAACATCGTTTCTAACATCACCTGAGCGCATAACTGTTGATAAGCCAGAACCTAAAGAATGACCAGCATCTAATTCAACATATCCATTTGTAAGCAGATAGTTTTGTCTGTGGTCTGCATCGGCATACCCGATATTCCCATTATTAGCTTCATAGACATATCCAAAAGCTGATCTAGCAATATCTGTAACTATATTGTAAATCGTATCAACTGTGGTTGATTGAGCAGTCATTGTGTAAAGGCCGGGTTGATCTATTTCGCCAAGCCCTAAATTAACTGCATTTTCCCAAGTTTCAGTTGCATTGTAAGTTGACCATTGTGAAGCTGCTGGCACATCATTCCAAGTTCCAAGCAATACGCTTGAAAGAATTGTGTAAATCTGATCGCCGTCCTCAGCTTGAGAGATATTGTCATCCCAGATTTCTTTTGTAAGTTTGGCTAAAGATCCCATTGCAATTAATGTGTATTCAACGACTGTGGCTGCTGCTCCAGTATTTCTGACCTGAACTGTTACATCAGTTAAATCGCCACCAAATAGGCTCACATAAGATCCTGAACTATCTTTGACCTGTAAATCTAAACTGTCATTAATATCAAAAGGTAATGTTTGACCATTTAAGGCAACTAAAGTAACTTGAATATAAGATGGAAGTGATTGTTGATAAATGTCAGATCGACCTGCTTGATGCTGAACATCTGAAATAGCGATGTTAGTGTAATCGACCCCACCGACAGTTAATTTCCAATCAGGAGTAAAGTCAGACATTATCCGGCTTTTTGTCTAACAGAATAGAAATCGATACTACCTGTTGATCGGGCTGCGCTTTCATTTATTACTTTTGCAGTAGCTCTAGCAGAGCCCTCTGGGTCAGGAGTGCTAATTGAAATGTTGTTTATAATAGTTGGATTCTTAGCAAGAGTTTCGCCTTGTTTTTCTAAAACTCTAAATTGTTTTTCAAGAATATCAAATTGCTTTTGGGCAGCTGACTTAGATATTCCGCCAGTAGCAACTTGAAATGTTAAATCTGCAAATTGATCTTGAACTCTTAATAACTTATCTGTTAAATCTTTTAAGCTGGTTGCACCTACTGCACCACCGATTGCTCCACCGCCACCACCGCCAGTTCCACCTGTTCCGCCACCACCAAAACCACCTGTTCCGCCACCACCAAAACCACCTGCTCCACCAGTAGCACCAATACCTCCAGCAGTTAAACCACTTAATTGACCAAATCCACCACCACCAAAACCACCAGTTTCATCATCCCCACCAGCTGCAAATTTAGATAAACCATAAGTAACTGCCACAGCTGCTAATGCTGCTGCTGCTGTTCCAACAGATGCTCCACCGGTAGCAAATGCAGTTGCAACACCTGCACCTGCTGCTGCCGTTCTAAGTGTTTTCATGGCTGCAATTAATGTTCCAATAGCGGTAACAAATGCTGCAATTTTATTGACAACAAATACTGTGGCTATAACTCCACCTAATATAATCAATTCATCTTTAATGTTAATTACAAACTTAATAACTCCTCGTAATTGTTCACCAAATTGAAAAGCACCTTCGGTCGCTTTAGCTGTTTCTGATGCAATTGAGTTATCTCCCGTTAATCCAGATATAAATGCCTGTATGTTAGGAACTACTCTTTGAATTAAATAATCAGCAAATTTGACAAAAATAGGAAGTAATGCTGCTCCTATTTGTTCTTTAGCCTCATCCATAGCAATAGTTAATTGTCTAAACTTAAATTCAGCGTTAGTAGATTCATTGGCAATAAACCCGCCATAGGTAGTCTTTAACTCTTTAGTAATATCATCAAATGATTTAGTTTTTAAGGTTGCAGCATCTATTCCTAGACCTAACTTACCTAATGCAGTATTTGACCCATCATAGGCTTTACCTAATGCGTTTGTAACTGTTTCTAATGGCTTACCAGTTGCCACGCTGATTTCTTGAGCAAGGGTTAATAATTCCTGTGCCTTAGTAACATCCTGAGTCGAACGAATTAACCGAGATAACGCTGGTCTTAAAACATCATCGGTGGTAGCAGTTGCAATTGCTTGCTTAGTAATATAAACATCAATTGATCTGATCTGTTCCTCAGTAGCCCTAGTATTGGCTCTAATTGTCTGCTCAAGGGATTTTCTAGCTTTCTCATCCTCAGCAGCAGCTTTAACAGCTGATATAGCAAATGCGCCGGCAGCAGCACCAGCAGCAGCAAATGCCAACGCAGCTTTCTTTCCAAATTCACTTATTTTGTTTGCGTTATTTTCTACCGATTTATCGGCTTCGCCTAGTTTCTTTTTTAGATCATCAACATCGGCAAGTATCGATAGTTTTAAAGTTCTATTATCTCTTGCCATTAGACCCACTCCTTGAGAATTCTACTAAATGCTGCTTCCCATTTATTAATCAATTCAGGCTGAATTCTGCGAAGGGTTGGATAGATAAACCATCCTCGACTACCTCTGCCTTGCCGTCCAGAATATGTAGGGAACTGTTTGAACTTATTTGATCCAAACTC